AAGAAGTTTGATGAATTTTATTCACCAGTCATAGAGAAAGATGAACACAAACAATCTAGGGGGTATAAGAAATTATCCCCCAAGATGAAAGATGCTGTGGATGATATATTTAAAAGAATGGACTCTAAACCTTCAGATTTCCTAAATACTTTTGATAAAACTATAACAGCAATTTCAAAAAAGTATAGAGTTCGAGAAAAAGAACTTATATCATACTTTGAAAAAGAAATGTTATCAATTTAAGGAGAATTAGTAATGGCATTCGCAACAAGAACATTGAGAGATACAGTAGTTAGTCAAGCAGGTGATGGTGGTATAGTTACGATTTTAGTTAACATATCTGATGATACAACTACAACAAATGCTATTTTAGATGCAAGTGCTTTAGACGGACATGCCAATGGTGCAAAATTACACATCAAAAGAATTTGGTGGGGTTTAGTACAAGGAACAGCTAATGATGCTACTGGTCATGTTCAAATTATTGAACAAGGTGATTCAGATATAACATTAATTGACCTTGCTGGAAGTGGACACTATGATGGTTCTGCTGGGTTGATTGAATCTGCTGCAACAAATACTGGTGCAACTTCAGGTGACATGGAATTATCTTGTTTAGGTACATCAGGTTTTGTTTTAATAGAATTTAAAAAAGACGAAAATTACGCATAAGGAATAAAACTATGAAACTGATATCAGAAGAAGTACAAGAAGTAGAATATATCACAGAGGAAAAAGAAGGTAAGAAGACTAATTACAAGATTAGAGGTATCTTCATGCAAGCTGATATCAAAAATCGTAATGGTCGTGTATATCCTATGGAAGTTTTAAACAAAGAAGTTGCTAGATATAACAAAGAGTATATCAAAGAAAATCGTGCATTTGGGGAACTCGGACACCCAGATGGCCCAACTGTCAATCTTGAGAGAGCATCACACATGATTACCTCTTTAGAACCAGATGGAAAGAATTTTATCGGTGAGGCTAAGATACTTAGTACTCCAATGGGGGAGATTGTAAAAAATCTTATGAGTGAAGGTGCAAAACTAGGCGTATCATCAAGAGGTATGGGTAGTTTAGACCAAAAAGGTGGTGCAAATTATGTAAAGAGTGATTTTTACCTTGCAACTGCCGCTGACATTGTTGCAGACCCTTCTGCTCCAAATGCTTTCGTAGAAGGTATTATGGAAGGAAAAGAGTGGGTTTGGGATAATGGTTCTCTTATTGAAGAAGAACTAGATAGAATGAAAAAGAGAATTAAGAACAGAACTAGAGTAAAACATGCTAAGGAAGATGCGTTAGAGTTCGCAAAGTTCCTTAAAATGTTATAATTTATAAATAAATAAAAGTCTTAAAGTAAATAGAAGGAGTAATCCCCATGGCTGACGAATTAGATAAAACCATTGAGGAATTGGAGGCAGAAGTACTTGATGAGCTTGAAGAAGCAAATGGTGCTGATGCTCCTAAAAAATCTGCTGGTAAAGCAGACCCAATGGACAAAGTAGACGGTGAGGTACAAGATACTGGTAAACCAGTTGTCTCGCCTGACCAAAAAGATTCCCCTGCAAAAAAAGCTGCTGCTAAAGCAAAAGAAGTAAGTGGAGATGCACAACAAAAGGGTGAAGGTAAACCTGATGCAATGCCTAAAGGTAAAGGCGATGCAAAAGAAAATAAACCTCTTGCTGCTGGACATGTTCCAGAAGGTGAAGAAAGTCTTTCAGAAATGGAAGATGGAGATAAACCTGAAAAAATGAACATGACTAAAGCAGAAATGCAAGACAACATGATTAACGCTATGAAGAAAATGAAAAAAGGTGAAATGGAAAGTGTTTATGCCGCATATATGAACGGTAAAGAAAACATGGACAAAGAACCTACTGAAGAAGAAAAATCTAAATCAGAAGCTGTTGAAAAAAGAGTTAAAGACATAGACGTAAAAGAACATGTTGATGCTCTAATGAACGGCGAGGGTGACCTTTCTGAAGAATTCAAACGTAAAGCTGCAACAGTATTTGAAGCTGCAGTAAAATCTAAAGTCCGTGATGAAGTATCTAGATTAGAAGATGATTATCGCAAAGACTTAGATGAAAATATAAACGCAACTAGAGATGATTTAACTGAAAAAGTTGACAACTATCTTAACTATGTTTGCGAAGAATGGACTAAGGATAACGAATTAGCAATAGAACGTGGATTAAAAGGTGAAATTGCTGAGGACTTTATTTCTGGATTGAAACAATTGTTTGAAGACCATTATATTGATATTCCAAACGAGAAGTATGACGTATTGGAAGCACAATCTGAAAAAATTTCTAAATTAGAAGCAAAGTTAAGTGAATCAATCGAAAGAAATGTTTCATTAAGAACTAACAATGCTGGTCTAGTTAAGGAACAGGTTATATTTGACATGAGTTCAGATTTAGCCGAAACAGAAATTGAAAAGTTTAAGTCATTAACTGAAGATGTAGATTTCTCAGACGAAGATTCTTACAAAGAAAAGTTAGAAACTTTAAAAGAAAACTATTTCCCAAAAGTAAAAACAGTTGTGGCAGAAACAGTTGATAATGTAGAAACTGGCAACGCACAGGACATTGATGTAAGCTCCTCTATGACAGCATATATGTCTGCTATAGGTAGAGTTGCTAAAGGTCAATAGTGCAAAAATGATTAAATTTATAAATAATAGTAGAAAATATTAAGGAGAAACAAATGTTTCAAACAGAACATCTACAAGAAAAGTGGCAGCCAGTCCTAGAGCATCCAGAATTACCAAAAATCGAGGATTCTTACAGGCGTGCCGTTACTACAGTTATTCTTGAAAATCAAGAAAAAGCTTTAAACGAAGACAGAAACTTTCTAACAGAAACAGCACCAACTAACTTTGTTGGTGGTAATGCATCTTTAGATACTTGGGATCCAATTTTAATATCTCTAGTTAGACGTGCAATGCCTAACCTAATTGCATACGATATCTGTGGCGTTCAACCAATGACAGGGCCAACTGGTCTTATCTTTGCTATGCGTGCTAGATTTGCTTCAATGGACGGAGCAGAAGCTCTTGCAGACGAAGCAATACCTGATATCTCTAACCAAAATGCTGCTGGTACAATCGGTGGTGGTGACATTGGTGCAACAGAAACTAACCCTGCTGTATTAAATGACTCTCCTGTCGGTACTTACACTTCTGCAACTGGTCAAACTACAGTTCAGGCTGAAGCATTAGGGGATAGTGCAGCTAACGCTTTTGCACAAATGGCATTTAGTATTGAAAAACATACTGTTACTGCTGTAACTCGTGCAATGAAAGCTGAGTACACAATGGAATTAGCACAAGACCTTAAAGCAATTCATGGTCTAGATGCTGAAACTGAATTAGCAAACATATTATCTGCTGAAATACTTGCAGAAATAAACAGAGAAGTTGTAAGAAACATCTATGTGTCTGCTGTTGCTGGTGCTCAAACAAACACAACTACTGCTGGTATCTTTGACTTAGATACTGACTCAAATGGTCGTTGGTCTGTTGAAAAATTCAAAGGACTAATGTTTGCTCTTGAAAGAGATGCAAATGCTATCGGTCAACAAACTCGTAGAGGTAAAGGTAACATAATCCTATGTTCTGCTGATGTTGCATCTGCATTACAAATGGCTGGTGTTCTTGATTATACTCCTGCTTTAAATAACAATCTAAATGTTGATGACACTACAACAACTTTTGCTGGTGTTATGAACGGTAGATATAAAGTGTATGTTGATCCATATGCTGCTAATGTTGCTGCTTCTCAGTACTACATTTGTGGTTATAAAGGTACATCACCTTATGACGCTGGTATGTTCTATTGCCCGTATGTTCCATTACAAATGGTTCGTGCTGTTGGTGAAAATTCATTCCAACCTAAGATTGGTTTCAAAACTCGTTACGGTATGGCCGCTAACCCATTCTCAACTGGTACAGTTGCGGCTGGTGCAGATGGTGCTATTGGTTTTACTGGAAATACTAACAAGTATTACAGAAGAGTTAAGGTTTCTAACCTTATGTAATCATAAGAGTACAACGAATAAATTAGAGAGGGGTTTTACGACCCCTCTTTTTTTTGTATAAATAGTAGTATGACAACATCTCAATCACCACTATCAAGACAACCAACAAAGTTAGACTATGCAAGTCCAACACAGTTTAGGTTTATGCTCAATCAACTTCCAAAGGTTGAGTTTTTTACTACGGCTACAAACTTACCTAGTATTACTTTGTCAGAGGCAATTCAAAATACACCATTTAAAGATATACCAATACCTGGCAATAAACTTGAATACGGAGATTTAGAAGTAACTTTTATATGTGATGAGTATCTAGAAAACTATACTTCTTTACACGAATGGATGCTTGCTTTTGGATTTCCTAAAAACAGAGAACAGTTTAGTACCTTTAGAAGTACAACATCAAACGCACCTACTGATACAAGAGGGGGTTCAAGTAAAGACATTGGTGTTGTAGGAACATCTACAGCTATGAAAGGAATGTTCTCAGACGCAACTCTTACAATACTATCTAATAAAAACAATCCTATAGTAGAAGTTCGTTATGCTGATATATTTCCAACTGCACTTAGTGGATTAGATTTTAATCAAAATTCAACAGATGTAGAATACCTATCTGCAACAGCAACATTCAAATACAAATTGTACGAAATAATAACACTATAAATAGTTCTATATAATGGAGTGAATATGACACTAGATGAATTGCAAGCACAAGCTGCACACGACTTAAAAGTAAATGATGAACACCTTGATACCGAATCTCTTAAAAATCAAGAAATTAAAGCAAAGTATCTTAATCACAAATCAAAGTTTGAATTACTTTTGTATAGAGCAAAGGGTGATTACAAACGACTGTATCGTGATAAATGGGAATACTATGGTGGTAAGGCTGATGCAAAAATCTATGTCACTAAACCTTTTGACCTAAAGGTTCTCAAAACAGATTTAAGTGTCTATATCGAATCAGATGAAGATATTATCAATTCAGAAAATAAGATATCATATTTACAGACAGTTGTCAAGTATATTGATGGTGTTATTAAATCTATTGACAATCGTGGTTGGGATATATCTCATGCGATTAAATGGAAACAGTTTGAAGCTGGAATGGTATAATGAAAAGTTACTCTGAGTATATTGGACACTACAAAAATATAGTTGACAGTAAATTATGTGATAGTATAACAGCTTATTCTCAAAAATCTTATACATTTACACCATCTATGTACGCTACATCTACTGGTACGTCTGCAAGGAGTTCTCAGAGGGTATCTATGATGGATTGCTGGATTAAATCTACCGATAAATACTATGAAGAAATCAAATTGTGTTATGCAGAAACTATAAAGAACTATCAAGAGGAACACAAAGATTTTAAATGTGAAAGACATACCGATTTTAGATTAAACAAATACGGCCCAGGCGGATTTATGTCTAGACATATTGACAATATCCACCACTCTCATGGACAACAATACGGACACCCACAAGCATCAATCTTATTATTCTTAAATGATGATTATAAAGGTGGTGATTTGATAATTGGGGATAATAATTATAATACTAAAAAAGGTGATGCTATTATGTTTCCTTCAAACTTTATGTTTCCACACGAAGTACTAGAAGTAGAAAGTGGAACAAGGTATAGTACAATAACATGGGTGATGTAAAAGAATGGGATTTATTCCCTACAAAAATATTTGAAAGTAAATTTGTTGCAAATGATGAAATATTAGATTATGTTGATAAAGTAGAATATAACAAGCATGGAAACCTTTATCAATCAATAAATAATAATCTACAAAATATGGATGTATTCAGTTCTTTCGTAAAACAGATATATTCTGTAACAAAAAAAATGTGTGAAACGTATGCATATGATTATAAAAAAATAGATATTACAAGTATGTGGATAAACGTGTCTGAACCAAATGCATCTCACCCACCACACACACATTCTAATAATGTATTCTCTGGTGTTTGGTATCCTTGTGAAAATATAAATACATCACGTATACACTTCATTGACCCTAGACCACAAGCAAATCAATTAACACCAAAGAGAAAAAAACCAAATATGAATAATGGTGGAGTATTAAGATTTAATTCTAATAAAGATACTATGTATATGTTTCCAGCCTGGTTAATGCATTGGGTGCCACCTACACCTAATAAAAGAATCAGTATATCTTTTAATGTAATACTCAGAGGTGAGTATGGTGAAGAGAACACATTACAAAATGCAAATATCTAAAATAAATGAAGTCTATTTAAAGATTGAGGCTGACTCTGGAGTGGAGAGAGAACTATCAGATTTTTTTACCTTTGATGTTCCCGGCTATAGATTTATGCCTGCATATCGTAATAAGATATGGGAT